GAACTAATATCTTCTCAATAAATTCAATAATTGATAATTTTCCAAGCAACATCTTTAGCTAAATTTTCATCGGCTTTAGCTAATTCTGATAGACTATCAGCAAAAGATTTTAAAAATTGAAATCTATCTCTAATCATTACCAAAGAAAATTTTGAAATAAAACTTCCATACCTTAGACCCTCCGATACATCCAATTAAAAATGGAATTACATAAGTGAATAATCCAATAGGAGTAAGTAGAGCTAGCATTAGACTTACAACTACCGTAATTTTTCATTTAATTGTCATTTTGATTTTTGGTTTAAATAAAAACTCGGACTCTTTGACAAGTCCGAATTTTTTGTCCCCAATTCAGACAGGTCAAGATATTGAGATTTACTACCCATTATCCAATATCTTGGTCTGTAGGAATTAGTTGGTTAGAAAATAAAATACTGATATTGATGGGTAGGTTATGTTATCAGTATCTCTTTGACATAAGCTCTTGAATAGTAGAACCTTTTTGATACAATTGATATTGATTATTTCATTTATAATTTTAGATAATTATAAATCAAATAACTAGACATCAATTTAACATAACAAAATTAAAATAATAATCTATATTCAAATTTCAAGGAGAAAATTCTCCTTTTTTTAAGAAGAAGATTTCCTACTATTTATGTATAATTTCCTAACTATTGAACTTTATCAAATTGTTCTTGTAGCCAAGTATCGTTTAAATGATAGTAATGTAATGTACTTTTGGGGTCTTTATGCCTCATAAGTTGCATAGTAGCTTGGTGGGATATACCACTATATACACATCTCATAGCAAAAGAATGCCTAGCTTGATGAAGTGTGATATTTTTATCTAATTCTCACTTCTCCTGTAAGATTGATACATATTTATGAACAGTAGAAGAAGCTCTCTCTGGGGTGAATACTCTCCCTCTATCTCTGATTTTGATATGAGATATTACATAAGTCCATATAGTATATGGATATTTATTTTTCAACTCCTGTTCAAATTTAAGAATTCTATTTTTAAGATGCTGAGATATAAACACATTCTCATATCTTCATCATTTAACTAACACTTGGAATTGTCTACTGTCATTATGAAAATCCTCAAATTTTATTCTAACTATTTCAGCTCTCCTTAGTCAAGTTTCTCGTGGGATATCTATAAGTAATTCATCTCTTACAGCTTCTAAATAACTATCTGCATATACATAAGGAGCTTCTCTTAATTTTTCATAATCCTCTTTTCTCATCGGTTCCCTTTTCTTATCTGGACATTTATACATTGGAATTTGTTCCCAGTTAAATTTTAACTTATATCCAATAATATTCAAAAATTTACAAAACATCCTAACAGCACACAAACAATTAAATATAGCACTAGCTCAAGGATATTTTCCATTTCTATGTCATCAATTAGTAATTGGAGTTGTTTTTAGATATGTGATAAATGATAAAATATCTTGCAATTCTATATCACTAACTAAGAAATCTTTTCATTTTCTCTCTCTTAGGAATAAATCTAATTTTCTAAGAGTGTAATATCTATTCTCCCATATAGAACTATGATTAAGAACATTTCTCTCATAATCTACATATTGTAATATAAGTTTATTCATTTTTAAAAAACATAAGCAAATAAAATCGTGTGGTGATATAAGCTTATGTCATTTAGAATATATATATTTTTATTAAAAAGTCAAGATAACAAAAAGAGGGATTACCCTCTTATTTTTTCTTTCATCATCTTCCACAAGGCATTTCTATATAATTAGGATATAAAACTTACCATAGTTTACCTCACATTTGGTAGTAGAGTAGGATACACAGCACTACACATAGAGTAAACGTTAGACTTACTTCCATCGGTTAAGTTATGAGGTAAATCTGATTATAAACCATAGTTGGATTTCGTTGAATTGTAGTAGTCTGATATTTCTTGTGCAGACCGTGCTTTTTTCTCTAAAATCAATTCTGATAAATTTCATCTACCTGCATGGTATCCATCAGTTGAACCATTACCTTCACCACCTAATCTTAATCTTGCATCTGTAGATATAGTTCAAGATATTGTATAATAAATTCCTGTATCAACTCCATCTTTATAAATATACACAATTCAGCTTTTTACAACTAATGTATAATAATGCCAAGTATCAATTGTTGTTGATACAGTATTATCATTAACTTTAAATGTGCTATTTTTATCTGTAACCCTTATATATATATTAGTCCAAGCAGATGTTCAAAAATCTATAATTGCTCATACTCATCATACTGAGAAAGCTGGGAAATTTAACCAAAATGACATAGTATAAGCACTATTATTATAAGTATATCAGTTTAGATAATTAGAGAAGTTGCTTCAATTAAATGTTGCATAAGTAGCTCATTGTGTTGTTGTACCATATACTGCTGTTCAATACCAAGTCATATTAAGTCAGCTACTACTATAATCATTCAGATTTCAATCAAATTTATAATAAGCAATAGTATTAGCTCAAGGTTGCCATCACTCTGGTGCTTCATATACTAGATTTATTATTGGCATCGGTTAATTGAAAAGAATTAAATCTGATTATAGTCAGTAGTTAGATTTAGTAATGTTATAGTAGTCTGCTACCTCTTGTGCCGTTCGTGCTTTATCCTCTAATATTACTTCATCAAGATATCCATCAAAATATCTATTATCTGTATATGCTTTTCAGACATACCAAGTATCAGTCTGACTTGGTGTTCACGCTTTTGTAAATGTTCTAGCAGAAACTCAGTCAATATATATTGCCCAATCATCTCAACTTCTAGTTAAGCATATGTGATGCCATACTTGTGTAGATAATAGACTTCAAGTAGCATAACTTTGTGCTTCAAACAAAGATACTAATATTCATAATCATGCTCATGCATCAGTAGAATATTGATAATGTATAGCATTACTATTCCATGTGGCTACTCATAATAGAGCTTGATATGTCTTATTTACATTTCATTCCATATACATATAGATAGAGTATGTGAAATCTCAAGTAGGCACTTTAACAGGAATTGATATAGCATAAGTATTATCCATATCTGCAGCCTTATTACCACTAGATACATCTATAAAACTTCAAGTACCATTTACCCAAGTTCAGTTATTACCATTTCCACTATCATCGTTCAGATTTCAGTTATTGAATGAATAATATAAAATAGTATTAGCTCATGGTTGCCATCATTGATTAAACGATTTATATACACTATTAAATATTGCCATCTTATCTAAACATAAAATATAAATCAGATTTCTTTTTCTCTTTTTTAACTCATTATTAGTACATTTACATCTATATCTACTGTAGGCTCTGTATTACATGAGAATGTTAATGTCCCACTTCCTTGTGCTGAACAATATACAGAGTTCGTTGCATAATCATTTATGTTAGATGGTGCAGGACTAACTATAACTGTATTACTAGCTGTAACCCCTGTAGCTGTTACTGTAATCTCGTTATTACTCCAACTCGCTGATGCTAGTGTTACTGTTATAGTAGATACAGATGGGATAGTTAGAGTTACTGCTCAAGTCTGACCGTTTACACTTGTTACTCATCCTGTTGGTGCAAGTATCTCTTTCCAATTAGCTGCTGTAGAGTATGGCTCACTAGCTAATACATAAGTCTTATTCTCTGTAGTTACTATTGCTAAATCTCATTGCTCTGCACTAGATAAAGAAGTTAAATCTGAACTTGTACTTACGGTAAAAGTATCTGTTAAAGCTACTCATGGTAAAGTAGATGTAGCTAGTTTTCAATTAGAATCCAAAATAGGTACATTTCAGCTAGATGTTCAAGTATTACAAGCTGCAGCTGTCCCTATATCTCAAGGTTGTACTGCTGTAGCTCATGCACTAGCTCAAGCACTTAATGTAGCTAGTGATACACTTCAATCTTTTATTGCTTTTCCAGTAGTTCAATCAAATACTACTACATCTCAATCTATACTAGAAGTAGGTCAAATAACATCTCAGCTTCAAGGTCAAGTATCTCCTTTAGGGATTCAGAAGTTAAGAATAGCATCTTGGCTAGTTCATACATTAGTTACAGTAGCACTACTTCAAGCAGGTAGTGTAGTTGTAGTTCAAACTGTTATAGTTGCAGCTGCACCATCAGCTCAATCTTGACCATCTACTCAAGGCTCTCATTTAGCTCATTCAGGTATCCCAAAGTTTAAAACTGCTGCAGATGATGTTCAAGAGTTAGTTACTGTCGCTGAGCTTCCTGCAGGTAGAGTTGAAACACTACCAACTGTAATTGTAGCTGCTGATCCATCAGCTCCAGGTGTTCCAGGGTCTCCTTGCTCTCATTTCAGGTTTGAATATTGAGCTTTCTTAATCTTATTTCCATCTTCAGAATCACTGAATAGGATAAAATCTCAATTAGCCATAGTTAGCTTTTCTTCAAAGTCTATTGGGAATATCTGTGCCATTCCGATTTTTTATTAAAAATTAAATAAATTCTCTTGGTTGCCAATTAGTTATTGCTACAGGTTTTCATTCATTAGAAATAATATAGATAACCTCGTTATCTTCATCTGCTACCTCTGTATAAGCATCTTGTAGAGGCTCTATAAGTATTTCAGGTTTCTTTCTTCCATCCCAAGTTGTTGTTACCTGTACTCTTACTGTCCAAGTAGTAGCCATATATTTCTATATCATATAAATCTTTAGTATTATATTCTGAAAATTCAAAATGCAATAAAATTTAAAATTGTAATTTGAAAAAATGGGATATAATCTAATTAGAAAATTTTACTTCCTACTAAGATTATTTATGAAAACTTTTTGGGAGAAAATGTCTATGACTAAACTTGTTTTCTTAATCCTTACTTTAGTGTTATGATTTCAAACTGTATATCTAACTCTGAATGGAATAGAAACAAGTCTTTTTAATAATGCAATGCTGATGGTTATCTCTTTTTATTTTTGACAAAAAGTAGGAGAAGCTAAAGCTGACCCTTTAATTGATAATGATATAGAAAAAGATGGAACAGTTTTATAATTATATTACCGAACCTGATACAATAATCAGTTTCATAGTATTTGTTTTTTGATTATGAGCTACATGGAGTAATCTGAATGGTAGAATTAAACATTTAGAAAAAAAATCAGATGAGATAGATATTACTAAAATAGAAACTAAACTTGCTAAAATTGAGGCTGATTTAGAATGGTTGAAGAATGCACGAGCAGAGAAACATAGTTAATTTATTCTCTAATTACTAACAAAATGCGAGAATATAAAATAATAAAATCAGATTTATGATACCAAGTATATAGAGAAGATTGAGAAATAAGAGAACGATTACAAAGAGAATCTTATACCTCTAATAGAAATTTTGCTAGAGTATTTTACCACTTAGATAATGCACTAAGTGCTTTACAAATTGCGAAAGCTAAATGAAAAAAAGAAATACCTATAACTTCCACAAAAAAGTCTGGCTCTGAAGAAATCAGAGAAAAAATATCGTGGTCTGAGTTATAATTATTGTAATGTTAGTAATGTTATTTTATCCATTGGTAGTTGATTAAATGAAAATAGAAGACCAATATTCTAGACATCATATTTTACCTAAAAGCCGTTTCTGAAGCTCTGAACCTGTTAATATGGAGATACTTAAAAATACTACCCATAGAGCATTACATACATTATTTCAAAATCAGATGATAGCAGAACAGTTAATAACTACAGTAGAATTAAGTGAAAAAGCTCTTAGAGAAGATGTTAGAGAGTGGTTATTAGAAACTTTATCAAGTAAAAATATTCACGACCCATATATCCGATATAAAGATGATTGTATCAAATAATTTACTTCTATTATAAATAAAATGGACAAATACGAATACAGTAAAGAATGAGATAAATGTACTTACAATTTATATTTAGATAGTTGTAGGGAATGTTTATTTGCTACTTTATGTAGATTGGAGAAAAATGAAATGATACAACCGAAGTAGGTCAGATTTTTTAGAACTTTTATATCTTAAATATCAACCAATGGAAGAAGTGTTATGATGTATTTGATTATGAGAACAGAACACTGATTATGTACTCTGTAATGGAGATAGTGATTTACTTCCTACTCTCTATAAAAAAGATGAAATCAGATTTGAATATAATCAATACAAATATTCTTGGGGTTATGTATCCTGTACTATTTTCGCAGCCGTATGAATGGCGTCTGATTTAACTAACTATCAATTCTCTTATGATGAGATAAAAGAGATAGATGAACTTTCATATACTAGATGAAGAATAAGAGGTCAATGATGGTGGGTACAGAGTGCAGTAAAATTAGTAGCAGATTGGTGGAATGAAAATGAGAAGCTTGTAAAAAAATACTGAAAACTCACTTACTACCGTATCTCAAAATTTGATAACGAGATTATAGAAGATGTACTGGATAAATTATACACTATTGATTGAAATTATTGTCCTACGAAAGAATATAACGAAGATAAGTTGGATTTAATGATAGATTGAACTGACTTCTGAAAATCAACTAACTGACATTCAGTAGATATTATTAAAAAGAACGGTCAAAGAAGTGTAAAAGATAGTTGAAGCAGTCCAGAGAAGAATATCTATGGATTAAAAAATAAATTAAGTGAGATAACAAATTATTGAGCATATTTTTATGTATATACCCTAGTTAGTGACTGAGCAGAAAATGATATAAAGAGGTTGAATGAGATGAAAAGCAAAATAGTCCAAGCGATAGATTTAAACTCTCAATTATGGCATTTATCTAACGATGCTACCTACAAAAATCTATTACATCAAATGAACGAAGCTAATAGAAAGAAATTAAATGATATTGATAATGAACTGAAAAAATATATCTAAAAAGTACTTCGTATAAAAAAGAGGGATTTAACCCCCTTTTTATTTTACCGAATTTTTTATTTTCTAAAGTATTCTTGGATATAATCTATTGCCTCTTGTATAGTTTTTAACTCATTACTATATATCTTTCTTCAAGTATCTGGGTCATATATATCTATATTCACTCTCTTAATTGGTTCATATTCATAACCTTGTAAATCTATTAACTCATCTTCACTTAATTCTCAATTTAGTTTTATTGATAAGTATCCATCTGGGTGATATTTTGTTTCCATTGGTGGAATTTCTTTTTCTGCCCACTTAACACCTGTATCAGTTCATATATTTTTATTTCAAGTTGGGGTTCAAAAATAACTTCTTAAAAATTTTCAAGCCTCCTGTTGTCATAATATGTTCCATAGACTATTTTTCAAACTAAATCCATCATCTATAGCCATATTATCTAATTTTCATTTCAAGTTAGGATACATAGCATTAAACTTAGATTTGATATTATTTTGTTCAGATTCTGATACTGTATCAGTATCTTCATAAAACTCATCTCACCATCATAAACTAACTTGTTCCTCTTTTGAATTACCTCGTTTATCTTGTTGTTCAAATCAGTTTATTCAATATTCTTTTTCTATACTATTGATATGATTACTTATATCATCATCTTTGAATATTTGATATGAATAACTGCTTTCTGCACTATCAAACTCTGTTCTAAATCAACCATCTTCTAATTTTGTAATTGTTTCTCAATCCCCATCATCAAACTTAATATGGATACTTTCTCCAACTTTTATCTTATCCAATCCATCTAAAATCTCTCCTACATTTGTTTCTGTATTTCATTCTTCAAATTTACTAATTTCTTCTTCTGTCATTACAATTTCTGGTTTATAAGCTTCATCTGCATACCATTTAACATCTCATTTCTTTCATTTCTTAGTAGATTTTTTCTTAGTAGTTTTTTTAGTAGTTTCCATTTGTTCTGAATTAGGGGATAAATTTTCATCACCTTGATTATATAGTTCTTGAGCTTGGTTTCAAGCCGTTTCATTGACATTTTCTTTATTTAAACTATTATTTATTATTTCTTCCCATTGGTCATATACTTCTTCAGGCATATCTATTACTTCATCCTGCTCTAAATCTGCCAACCAACTTTCCCATGCAGACTGTTCAGCATCTGTTTTATCTACTGTAGCCATTTTCTCAAGTAACCTATCCTTTAGTCATTGTAATCTAGCTTCTTGCTCTTGGGATAATTTCTGATTTGCTTCTATTTTAGCTTGTATCTCTGCCATCTTAGCTTTTCATTCTTCAGATGTCTCTTGTAAAACTTCATTCCAAGCTTTACTTTTTTGTGAATCTATTATCTTGGCAATTCACTCTCAACCCCATTTCGCTAATAAATATCAAGGCAATCCACCAATAGCTCCAACTGTTTTTACTCATTCAGAAGTTAATCATTGTTGTAATTTAGATGGTTTATAAATATGGTCTATTACTTTTGGCATCTGATTTATAGCATTTACTTCATCTTTTATTCAAGGTATCAATTTCTCAAGTCTATTTACCATCTGTCTTCTACTAGGCTCATCTAAGTTCTTTATGATTTGATATACATTATCTTTAATTACTCATCTCTTAGCAGCATCTTTATAAACTAATCAATCTGAAACTTCATCCATTATATCTATCCATTCTGAGTATATTTCATCTAATTCTGCTAATTCAGGTATCTGTGCATGAGCCAAATCATTAGCTTTCTTCATTATTCATTTTATTACTTTATCTCATGGAGTATCTGCCCTTCTTCTTCATGCTTGGTCTTTGTTGTTTGGGTTAAAATCTACCATATCCTTCATAGCTTGTTTAAATCTAGTTCTAAACTCCTTCTCAGACATCGGTGCATTAGTATCTTTTAACCAATTATAGATTTTTCTTATATTACTAGCTTCACTTCCATCAATGGCAGTTTTATCAAAGTTTAATACAGTTTTAGTAGTTCCATCGCTTAGTTCTTTTTCTTCTATCTCTATTCCATATCATTCTAATATTTCATCCAATCAATCTTTTAATTCTGTTAAATCTACAGTAAATCAAGCATTATCTATGGTTTGATATAATTTTCAGTTCTTTCCTCATTCTTCCATTTTCTCCACTAACTTTTCTTGTACTTTATCAGCTACATCTACTATTAGAGCTTTTGCTACATCATTTGACCTTTCTGGTCTTCAATTCTTATCTATATAATCCTGTGTTCTCTCCCATACCTCTGCTGTATATGGGTTATTCTGTAAGTTCTTTTTTAATGTTGGATCAATAGAATATAATTCCTCTTTGAATGTTGCTTTATCTCATTTATTATCTACTGTAGTTTTATCCACTGTAACAGTATTCCCTACTGTAGTATTTCATTGTGTATTTATAGGAGTATTTGTAGGAGTATTTGTAGGAGTATTTGTAGGAGTATTTGTTGAAAAAGTTGTAGGATTAGATGTTGGGATAGATGTTTCATTAGCTACAGAGCTAGTCATCTGACTATATATTGGATTAGATATTCTATTTATAGGAGGATTTGTAAATCCATATTGTATATTAGCTACAATATTCTTAGGATTATATACTCATACTGATTGTCGTTGTGCTATTTGATTTCTATTAACTGCTTCTATTAGAGTTTGTTTATCTGCTTCTGATAAATTTCAACTATTCAATAACTCACTTCATCAAGCTAGTAAGTTCATAGGATTTAATGCTCAGCTCTCAAAAGCCTGCCATAATCATTCTGAAATTTCTTGATTAGGGTCAACCCCTGATGCTGCTATATTTTGTACTAATTGTTGGAATACTTCCTCTAATCATTCCTCTAATGATGAACGAGCCTGAATTTCTAATCATTTACCTAACATCTCCATAATTCCTCTTTTAGCTACCATATCGCTTACTTCTTTATTCAGATTTTGTGTAATTATCTTCTTAATATTTTCTCCTGCTGTAGTTTCTACTCATCCTAAAAACTTTTCTAATCCTAATTCTATTGCCGTATTGATAGCTCATACTATAACTGCTCATTTACTAGCATTATCATAAGCATCTTCGTAGGATATTCATTGTTTAGTTTGAGCATTTATAAGATTATCAAAACTCTCTTGGTTTTCTCTAGCAAATGTATCTGTTCACATTATAAGTAATCATATTCCAGGATTTACAGCTGAACCTAATACTCACAATGCCATGTCTCGATTTCAAGCTACATCTCAAGCTAGTTTATATCAAGCTCCTCAGTTTCAATTAAACAAAGATTCAACTATTCATTGCTTACTATAATAATCTTCTATAATTGGATCTAATCATATTCTCTCTCTACTAGCTTGGATTTCTTTATTTAAACTCTCATCAAAAGCCTGCACCTGTCTTATATTTTCTAATTTTCTTTCTTCAATTATTTTATTATATTCTTCATCTGATAAATCTTTTCATAATTCTAACTCTAGAACGTTTTTAGTTGGTAAATACTCATTCATAAAGTTTTCAAAATCTTTTGGGAATCTATTCATCACTTTCTCCATACTATCTCATCGGTTTCTTAGATTAGCTTTAAAATTCTTCCAATCTTCAGCTATTCATCAATTCTGTTTTACATATATCGCTTGGTCAATATCGTTAATTGTAGCAGGTTTATCTGAGTTCCATCATATCCAATCTCTAAAGTTATTTTTAGTCTGATTCCATTCATCAGCTTTTACTGATGTTGTTTCTCATAATATAGCTAAATCTTCATTGTTTAATTTTAAACCATTTATTTCTTTCTCTAGTTGCTGTAATTCTGGAGAAAGATAGATAAGATTTAACAATAATTCATTATCTGACATTCATTGTCCTAATCATTCCTGTCTAGCCTCATCTACAGTCTGAAACATTACATTATAATCTCTCAGATATTTTAATCCATCTTCAGATAATTCTTTCCAATTCTCAACAAGAGCTTTATTGATATTTTCTTTCCTCTTATTATATTCATCAACTTTTACTTGAGCATCAGTTTTTTTCAATCCTGCTTTATATAAAATTGTATCATCTCAATTATTTAGATAGTTTAATATTAATTGTTCACCATCTGGTATTTCAGTTTTCATTGCTTCAATTATCTGTTCATCAGGATAATCATAAGCAAATCATTTTACTCTTTTAGCAGTTTGTGCTAAATCTACTAATTTCAGATTTCTTGAAACATTTTTATCTCAATTCAATATAGATTGTCCATTTTCAGAGGCGATTTTGTTAATTTCTTCAGCTCTTTTATCTAATCAATGTTTATTTAATACCTGTGGATAGTAATATTGATATACTTCATCCATGAATTGAGTTTTTTGTTCCCCTGTTAATCATCTATTTATGGCTCATTGCTCTAGTTTTTTATAATCAGCCTCATCAAATCAAGGATATCTTGAATTATAAGTAGGTAGATTAAGATTAGATTTATAGTTATTTATAGTAGAGGCTTGTCTCTTCTCTTGTAATCTTTGAGTATTTCATACCCCCCAATTTATAGCCGTTCAAATAGGATTTAACATTTTTCAAGCTACTCCTCGACTATCTTTATACATTTTTCGCAAATCCATTGTAGTATATTATTTATATAATAAAATTAGTTGAAATCATCCCAACTACCTGATACTTTCCATCAATCTGTTAATGTAGTATTTCATACAGTAGTTCATTGACTTGGAATATTACTTCCCCAACTTGTTTCTGGATATTTGTATAATTTATCTGCCATATCATATCATAACACATATTCTGGACTATATCAGTACTTATCAATTACTATTTTCATCCTACCTGCTTCTGTTTCAAGTTTCGTTTGTGCATTCTTACCAAGTTCCCTTGCAACATTTATATATTTAGATAGCTCTGATTTTGTAATTCAAGCTCATCAACTAGATAACTTACCTAGTTTTCACCAAAATTCATTCATTAAATCCTGTCAATCAGCTGTTCTGTTAAATTCTGATTCTCTTACGATACTTTTTGGGTCTGTAATTTTATTATAAGTAGTAATTAAAAGCTGTTCAGCTGCACTTTTATTAGTATCTATCAATGACCAAGCTGTTTCCATTTGGTCTACAAAATCTAATACTTGTTGAGCATCTTCTGTCATACTTTGATATTGTTTTAAAGCATTATTTTCGGCAGTTTGTAATCTTGTAGGGTCTGTTATCTTTGTATCTGGAGTATATCATTGATTTGTTAAATCTAACATTTTTAGTTCTATTTGTTTTAATGCCTCATCTCAATATGCTGCTTTAATTTCAGAATAAGATTTCTTTCAATCTATCATATTCTTAGCTTCTTGCTCTATTCAAGCTTGAGTTAATCATCAAGCTATAACTGTATTAGAATTTGTATTAGAATTATTACTTGTTAATGTAGAACTTGTTCCTGCACTTACTTTACCTCCATTCTGGTCTCTTGATGGGTCTATAAATCATTTCAATGATACATCTTTTAGATTTACTTTCCTTGTCTGTATCTTACCATCACTATCAAAATTAGCATCTTTTACCCAGAAATCTCCATTCTTATCAGGTGCAGATACTACTATTCCAACGTGTCAATGATTTATTCAATCCGAACTGTTGTGGTTATAATCAAATACTGCAACTGTTCATACTTTTCAAGCATCAGAGTTAATCCGATCTTCTCTAGTCTTTATATCTTCATTTCAGAATAATCTTCCTGCTCATATTTCTTCTAAGTAATCATTTACGAATTTACCACATTGTCAGATATAATTACCATCGTTATACTTAGATTTTGATATGAAACTACCGTAAGTGTTAGCTCTACCATCAGACCAATATATTAGAGCATCTTCACTTACTACGTTATAGTTAGCTTTACTTTTAGCTCATCAATATTTCTTGTTAAAGTCATCTGCTGTATATAATTTCCCATCATACTCAACATAATCTTGTCATCATATAGATACCATATTACCAAATCATTGACTACCTGCAGGTTTAAATGTATTATTGTATAGATATTTATATTCAGGTTTCTCTTGTATCTGTTTATTTATCTTTGTAAGCTCTGCTCCCAAATCACTACCATTATCTATTGCTTTTAATATATCCTGTGCCATCTGTTCTGCACTCCTTTGCATTGGGATACCTTCATATTGAGAAAGTAAATTCTGAACACTTTTGAGAGCTGCTTTATATCTAGTGTCATAATCTTTAGAGTTTATATTTCAGTTTGTGTATTCCTGTTGCTTTACCCAATAATCCCATTCTCTTTGAGCTTTCTGTTCGTTAGTCTCAAAATTCATTAAATCCATAGCAAATCAGAGTTCTTTCATCTGCTGATTTCTAGCATCTTGATTTAATTGATATTCCTGTAATTGCATTTGGAACTCATTCTGATACTGATTCATCCTGTTATTATACTGTGTAGCATACTTAGTATATTCAGAATTAAGTGTTCTTAATTGTAATTGTAAATCATAACTTCTATCTGCAATTATAGCATTTATCTTACTTCTAGTTGCTCATGTCCCTGCATATTCAGCTTCTACTTGTTTCTTAATACTATCTAAATCTGATTGGATATTCTCCATTTGTTCTTGAACTTCTGTACATTGGTCTGATAATGCTAGCATCTCAGGAGATTCCATCTTAGCTTCATAATCTCTGAAATATTGACTAGCTCCACTTGAACTATCTCCACTCATAAACTTATTAAAAGTCTGAACTGCCATATTGTAAGCCATATCTTGTAGATTCATTCATGTAGTATCTACTCATTTGTCATCATCGTAAGCAGCTATGATATTTCATTTGTTAATCTGATTCTGTAATTCAGCATATTTTGTTGGATTATATACTTTCAAAGTTTCTAAATCTGATGTAGAAACTTGTCCATCTTTATACTGCGTGTATAAATCAGTAGTAGGTACTCAAGATAACTGCATTCATTTTTCATATTCTCAATACCAAGCATCTAGAGTTTGTTTCTGTTCTTCATTTCTAGCATCATAGCTAAAATTCTTCTTAAAACTCTCATAATCTGAAAACAATCCTGGATTAGTTTCTCTATATAAGTTTAGATTATCTCTAATTTTCTTTTGAGCATCATCTCAAGTCTGATTGTAATAATCTTGCGATAGTGGTTTAAGTTCTCCCTTCTGCTTAATTTCTGGAACGGTGCTACCTGCTGTTTCTTGCTGTTTTATCTCCGTTTCTTGTTTCACTTCAGGAGTAGTTTGTGTTGGTTGCTGTGTAGATTGAGCAGCAGGTGTAGTTGACTGAGTAGTTGGTTGAGTAGTTGGAGTATTTACAGGTTGAGTATTTGCCACCACATCCTGCCTACTCTGTCATGATGAAGCTTTGTTATACATATCTGTTATCTGTTGGTCTGAGTAACCACTATTTAGCAGATTCTGATAAGCTTTTGAATTTTTATCTATTGCCATTTATATAAAGTTATAAATTAAAGTCTTTTGATATTTATTGTAGCATCTGAATACGAATTAAAACTAGAGCTACTTCAGGTATAATACAAACTTCATCGAAATGAAACTATATCATATCTTCAAAGATTAAGAACTATATCATTAGTAACTGTCACCGATGGGGAACTTGTATCTTGCTGATATACTACCTCATCGTTTACTCTTATGTAATTCGTAACTGTTCCACTAGAACTTCATCATATTAGTGAAATCCTTACTAGATAAGGTCAAGCTAGTGGGATACGTATTCATCCATCTTTAATTCTAAATTCTGTAGTTCCTCTTGTAGTTGATAGTGTCAAAGTTCATTGATTAGTGGTGGATTGTCTTTCTGTATTTGTTGCGTGGTAGTTAGCTTCTCAGCTTGCTGTACATTCATAACCAAAAGCAGCTTCAACCTGTGTATGTTCTTTAACTCTATTCTCTTGATGTCAAACTCACTCAATTAGATTGAGTTCAGCTTTATAATCTAGGGTTCTTTGTACTTCCTGCATCTTTTAAGTTGGTTATAAAACTACATCGGTAATATCTGAATTTATACTTATTTCGTATATCTCTGGAGTTAGTTTGTTATCTATTGAATTAAGCTCAATTACTAACTGCATCTTATGTCGATATGGCATATAGTTATTTACAAAATCTTTTCAAAAGATTAAATCTGATCCATATCATTGTTGGCTATTCTCTATCGTTTTGATTAGACACATATTATCATGTCCACTAGCAGAAATGTTATCATCTCCACCTCAACTTACTTTAACTAGGGTAGTGTTTGCTATGTTTGCGTAACTTCCTAAGTTGTTTGTAGTTCTAAATGTTATTAAGTTGTTAGTTTTATCTACACTTATAACTTCAGCAGTAGTCTGATTTGCCACTGTATAAGTGTCTCATATTGATGGTCGAGTAGAAACTCCACTTACTGTAAATCTCCAAAAATAATCATCATCTACTATAGCATAAATCTTTATATTTCAGTCTTCACTAGCTACATTCTTAAATCAGATTTTCATTTTTTCTATATTCTTCCTAGTCCCTATCTTATCTCGGTAGATTCATTCTGTTACTAAGTATCCTGTACTTGTATATCTCTGCTCGTTTATCTGTCAGAAATAATTTACTCAATCTAGTGCGTATGTAATACAGAAATATACTCCATTCTGACCAAGTATTACGTGTGTACTTCAGAATGGATATTTGATAGGTCTAGTCCAAACGTTTGGCATTCATGGCATCTCGTTTCAGAATTTATAAACCCCATCACATCCTGGAATAAATAATCAATCTAGAAACATACACATAGATTTACTGCTCTCTACATCGTTAAAATCAAATTTCTTTTGTAGGTTGTATTGTGGCTTATCTATGTTATCATAAGAATTAGGATAATAACTCTTACAAGCTAATAAATTTCTTTGGTATCCACTAACTGCATAAAGCCTATATTGGTATCACTCTACGCTCCCTGTTGTGCTTCATGATGTAGTAAGTACGTAGCAAACCGTTTCCGTGTTAGTTACTCACTGAATAAGTAATCATTTCCACTCTATACATTCGGTTGCTACTGAATCTACTCAGTTCCAATAATACTGTCTAGAGTTAGATTCATCTTTAGTCCAAAGAATCAGATTTCAAGCCTGTTGAGTAATATCTATTATAGTCTCATTTGCATCTACTAACTCTTTTGTAATTACTCATCGGTCTGATAAGTTTACAATATCCACTTTATTTCAACTACCTATGTATAATTCTCCACCTCGAATAACTGCAGGATGTATATCTGCTGAAGTTAAAGAAGCTGCAGCATCATTTATCTTACTAGAATCATATTGATGAACATTTACCATCTCTATTGTCCCATCAAAAGTAGATGATGGAGTAATAGTTAATGTATAAGCCTGTGCTGAACAAGTGGCTGTCATTACAAACCATCAATTAGCATTAGCATCCTCTGATAAAGAATTGAAGTTACAAGTTATTTTTCACTTAGTTCTACCTTTTATCTTGATAGCTATTCTTACTCTACCTGAAGCTGTAGTTACGCTTGTAGTAAGTGTTCAAGTGTTTCAAGCTGTATGTAATACTCAATCATCTTCTAAAGTCCATCATGTCCCTAGTGTCCAATCACTAGCAGAGTTTTCAAATTTAGGTTGAGTAAGTAATTCACTAGCAGGATTAAATAATCAGTCTCGGTCTATTACATCAATACGACCTGTTCTTATTGCTATAGCTTTTGTTCAGTAAGTTATTCAATTTACCCACTTAGATGTAGTATTAGCTAGAGATGAATATAAAGCTCATCCTCAATCTCCATCTCATCATCATTCTGAGCTTCAATTATAAGTTTCAGATGTTTCTAGTCTTCTATCATGTGTAAAGACTGTCATTCAATAACTACCTGCAGGCGATATAGCTACAGCATATCCATCTGAGCGATAGTTTAAAACACTTGAATCTAATCTATGTCAGAGTTTAAATCATTTAGTAGTATATCAGCTTTGGATTCACTCAGCAAAAAAATAACTACCTCATGCAAATTCATCAGCTGAGATACCTTTTGTCCAATCTTGTAAAGTTAAATCTTCTCTTTTTATATCCATTGGTTTATTCTAAGAATCATAAATATGGATCAATTACTTGATACCCACTCTCATTATCAAAGCATCATTCTGTTTGCATCTGCTGTATAGCTTGTAAATAATATCCCTCTCGTAGTTGCTGTTTATCAAAAACTTGTTTTTCTCCGAAGACTAAACTATTCAAACCTTTAACTAATATGTTATGATACTCTGGAGCTAGTTTTATGTCCTCTTTCGTGTCAGTTAATGCTAGGTCTAACGGTATGTATTTTCATTCTAAGCGTAATCCTCATTCAATATCTTCCTCAGGTACAGGATAGATAAAAATACTACCATCTCTTAACACTCAATATGGTTTCTTATTCTTGTTTATCTCATAATCTATATTGATACTAGCTTCATAAATAGGAATCCTCTTATCCTTTCATTCATGAATATAAAAACAATCTAACACTAGCTTTAATCAAGTCTGAGTATTAGATGGTTGTGGAATGATATACTCTTGTTGTCATGCAACTACATCTGTTGTATAACTCTGCCAAGTGTATTTCTTAGAGTTTACAGATAATCTTGAGAATATATCTTTGTATGTGATGTTTAAGTAGTTGAGATAATCAGTATCAGAAATCTGACCTGCTGAAGTGTTAGTCTGTTTTCTTGATAGATTTATTATTGTAGATACATCCATTAGCTAATTGTTTCTAAATAAAAGTTTCATTTTGAGAGGTTAGTTTCCCAACCCCTCAGGTATGAAATCTTTACTAAGCAGCAATCTTAATTTTTACCATTCTCTCTTTTCATTCAGTGAATGTTTTTACTCCATATAGAGTAGAGATAATAAAGTAATCAGCTTTCTGTTTAGGTAATGGATTTTTTCTAACATCAATATTCTGTTGCATAACTAGGTCAATAGCACCTGGTCTACATAGAATAGCGTGAGATTCTTCTGCACCTACAGTAATAGTTGTATCAGGAGTAGTTACAGCAACACTTCAAGCAGTAGTTATTACTCCAGTACTTCCATCTAAGTGAACTCTAGCGTTCTTTAATTTAGCTCTATCTGAAGCAGATACTTCAACATAAGTTGTTCCTGCTCCTGCAGCTCCATTGATAGCAGATGCAAGATTAGCTAATGAAGCAGCATCATTTGCTCATTTAAGAACATTTCCTGCTGTAGTTCCGATAGAAGCAACAAATGTAAATTTAACTCCTGCAACAGTAATTTCATCAGTAGCAACTACAGATGAGAAACTGATAGTTCTTGAATGTGCTAAGTTGTTTGAAGAATATACATTATATCCTGCAAAGTTTCCTGCATATCCATTTTTAAGAGCCAAATCTGCTAAGCTAAATCAATCAGCTGCAACAGTTTGAGCAATAATTGAAGCCATTTTTGGGTCAACTACTAATGCCCAAGTTTTATCCATTTCACATCCATTAGCTGTAAGTTTAGCACCTGCAGTCATAACTGTATTCAAACAGTTAGCGATAGTTAATGAAATAGCTTGTCCAGCAGTTCCTCCAATATCTCCTGCATCCATTGATACATTAGCATTAGATACTTCAGCAAGAACTTTACCATCAATATCATTTGCTAATCTATAAGCAGCCCTTTCAACATAATCGTTTTCAAGGTCATACTTCATTTGAATCCAATCAACTTCATCAATAGCAAATGAGATTTCTTTAGATTGGTCAATATCAAGATATTCATCAGTTCCAACTATATCTTGAGCTGTAGTATCAGTGTATTTAACATAATCATTTACAGTCAAGTCATTTGGATATGGTCTGTGAATTCTATCTCCATATTTTAAATCAGGTTGTTCTTCAAAAGAACAGATTTTTGTAGCTACGAGAGCATTCTTAGTTAAATATTGAATTCTTCTACTCCATAGCTCAGGCACGAAAGCCGCTACATTATTAGACATTTTTTAAATAAAGTAATAAGTAAAAGGTTATTTCTTCCCTCTTGCTTTCCACCATTCATTAAACTCTTGGTCGTTCATCTCTTTCCAAGATTTCTCTGGTTCAATGTCCTTAGTAATTCCATCTACACCAGTATTAGATGGTTTTTGTCAAAGCAATTCGGGTTTGTTTTTAGCTAGATACAAATCAAAGGCATCATTGACATTCATTCCCGTATACTTGGATTGAATTTCTCTGATTTCTTTTTCAACCTCTCTAGCTGTTGGGTTGTTCTGAAAGAATAATTTTTCCTCAACTTTCTTATCAATGTAGCTATCATCGATTTCAAATTGAGCTTTTTCTTTCTCCTGTGCTTTTGCACTTTTGAAACGAGATTTCCATTTCTCTACATCAGCTTGTGATTTCTCATAAAGAGCCTTGTAGTCAATCTCTCATTCCTCCTCAATAGGAGTTTCTACCATTTCTTCTTCTGGCATTTGTAATAGTTGGTTAGTTATAAAAGCATCATAACCGTAGCTGAAGTAGATTTGTGTTGCATAAATCTACAAACTGCGATATGTTAGGTATTAAACCTCTAAGTTTGCCTCTCTTTTTGGCTGATGGCTTTCCAACTGCATTAAATTTCTTGCTTGAACATATTATCAATTATTTCTGCTCTCTCTTGGTCTTCTAATTCTTCAATATCTTCTTCTGGATTATAGTTTGGATTTTCTACTAATTGTTCTGGTAGTTTATCTATTATCCAATTCAAACATCTTAACTCTGCTCTATATAAATCTGACCTTGTTAGATTCTCATCTTTTACATCCATACAATCTCAATATAGAATTTTACCTGCTATTGCTACCTGTCTTTCTTTGATAGCTTTTACCATTTCCTCCCATCATTTAGTTTTTAGAAGGTCTTTAATTGGTATCATTTTTTCATTTGCCATTACATTACATTAGAATCTAAATTGACTGTATCTCTTGTAATCAGTTCATCTCTAGTTGGCTGTCATTGAGCCATCATTATATTTGCTGCACTATTAGCCATCTCATTTTGCATAGGCATTTGTGGTTGTCATTCTCATAACTCCAATAGTAATCAGTTTAATTTCTCTAATATCTCATCTTTTAAATCCCCATCTTCAGCTTTTTGCATATACAATCGTACTGTGTAGAAATCTATATCTGTTCTCTTGAATAAGCTTGTTGGTTTAGCCCCTAGATTTACCATATCTACATAACTTTTAGCGATCCTTTCTTCAGGTGTATATGCAAAGATAGAATTGACTGTATTTGGTTTCAATCCTGTAGCTCTAAGATATAATCTCTTGAATATTGCTTTGTTTACAGGTTTAATTTCTGGGTCATTTGTTATTATTGGATACAAAGTCATCAAAGTATTTTTATCTTTCTCGTTCATAGCATTTATATCTTCAGTTGCTCATACCATTATATACGGCATCTGTTTAGTAATGAATTGGTCTTTCTCTAAACTTGTCCCTGTCCATTCAAAATCTGCATTTAATAATACCCATTTCTTTTCTCATTCTGGGAAGTTCTCTAAATATCATCTCCATCGTTGGAAGTAATAATCTCTATAGAACCATTGCTTGATAGTATTCTTCAATGATAACTGCATATTAGCATTAGCTTGTAATTGTTGAGCTTCAGCTTTTGTCATAGATTTATCTGGCATTATTCATTGCTGTAAACTATCAATCTTACTATCATATTTAGCTTCATTATCTAACCAACTCATCATATTCCATACATCAGTTCTAATCTGACTTTGTGGAAGTTCATACATAGCATTTTGAATTGGTTGAGTTCCTATTTCATTCTCATCTATGAATAATAATCTCTGGTCAAATGTTTTCTTCTGTAATTCCTCCTTATTTTTAATCAATCTACTATTAACTAAGAAATCTCATCAAGTAGCTTCTCTTTTAGCTTTCATTAAACTTAGATTTGCTAAGATAGATTTAGCATTCTGTTTATCTTCTACTTTATCACATAGACTTGTTCCGAATGGGTTTCATCTAGTAGGAGAGTAGAAGTTTAACAATATTGGTCGTGGGATTAGTTTCTCATCTAATTTCTCCTCTTTCGTAACTGGTTTTAATTTCTCTTGATAGAATATTTCTGACATATCTGAACTACATACAAATTTCCATTTCTTACCATCTATGATTGTATAATGAACATAGATATCTAATGCGAAATTATCCTCTATTTCATCTACCATAATTGGTCAAGTTCAAGCTTTATTCTGATATGCTAATCTATTAAGATTTTCCTCCATATTATATTGTTTAGCAAACCATCTATTGATAGCATTCTTATCGTAAGTATCTTTTACATCGTGAAGATTAGTTAGCATACAGAAACCGTGCCATCTATAATTCTTACCATCAAACTGTCCTGTTTGTGTTGGTAATGGGTCTGGTATCCAACTAAGTGGATTGATAACTTTCCAAGTATTACAAAGAGTATCTTTATCAAATCCTGTTTTGTTTAGGATTCATACTCCGAAGAATAAACTATCTTGCTCTACTTGATATTTTAATTGTTGCATAGCTCATTCTCTTTCATCAAATTCTGCTACTGAATTTAGATTTTGAGCTTCTTCTTCTCCTATCCATCATTGTCTAGATATGAATTTACACTTTGGTCAATTTGTAAAGAAACTTGATATAAGTGTATCTATATAATTTCATATCATATCAATATTGATAATCTTTGCTGATTTAGTATGTTGTGGATTTCGTTTCATAATTCTGTCCCTGTATCTAATTCTAGCAGGTCTAACATAATTTAATCCTAAAGCATATTCTCTTTGTATCTGTACGAGTATTGCTGATTTATCCATACTTACTTATGTGATATAAATTCTAGTTGGTATTATATTCTGAAAATTCAAAATGCAACTTTTTTTAATATAACATATCATCAAAATTTATTGTTATAACATCTGTATGAGTTATTGGTGAATTACTCTGTTTCAATTCCCAATACATTCTCATCATTATTGCATCTGCAAAGTCTGGTGAATGTCCCAATCTCTTTTTCATATCCTCCTTACTTTCTAGTTTGATTTTATTCTCTCAATCTACATCTTTGATTAGTATATTATCTAACTCATTTTGAATTCTCTCCATTGTTTCTCAACTTGCATCAATATGCACCATTCTTTTCTCCATCAAATATTTCAGTTTAAAATAGCATTGAGTTTTTAAGTTAGCATAATTTCTAATCTCATCTCCTTGTAATATCGGAGAACTATTATTCACAAAATTAACACATCATCTTAATTGATCTGCTACTCATCATCATACTCAATCACTATCTATACAAATATTACTTCTCCTACAATTATAATAACTCTCTAAATCTTTTATTACTGCTACAGTTTGGTCTGTTGTTTGTCATTGATATACTCTTACCTCTTTCCCTCTTAATCATTTCCATACTACTACTACAGTTTTATCTTCTCATAACCTTGCTACATCACAACTAATATATGTGGTGTTATCTTCCTCTATATTACAAGTAAATAAATCCGAAATCTCATCCCATCTAAATAGCTTTCATGGTGTATCATCATAATCAAAATTTCCATACAATAATCTTTGCTTAGTTATTTCATCACTCCTCTCTAACTGTTGGATATAGTTTTCTCAAATATATGGATTATCTCATACAGTTGCTCTTACGAACTTTCTATATGGTGGTAATGTTCAATCTTTCCGAGGTTTGTAGTAATCATTATATACATGTCATTTGTTAGGATTAAAACACTCTAAGAACTTTGGACATACAGTCTTTTTTACTCATCATATAACAAATGTATTCTGTCTTCAGATACGAGTTTTTAGTTTAGCTATACCATTAGCATCAACTTCATTTGCTTCATCTACAAATGCTCAAGTTAATTCTAATGAACCAAATCTTGTCCATTCTGTATCAGAAGTTTGTGTAGCACAATCTAATAATATTATTTCACTTCAGTTAGCGAATTTAATTGTATTAGTTTGTCCGTTTAATATTCATCGTTGGTCTTTTGGAACTTTATAATACTGCAACATTTTATAATATGTTGCTAATGTTGTTCTTCTTAAATTGATAAGCTCTTTTCTTCACATAACCCATCTACTTCAAGGTAAGTTCATACAAGCTGACCAGATGGCAAAAACTCATAACCAAGATTTTGCTCATCCGGCTGCTCATCAAAATCAAATTTCAGTAGTGGTATCATCGTGCCAATACTTTAAAGCTTCTCATTGTTTCTCTGTTGGATAGAAATATACCTCCATTTTCTACTTTCTTTTAAAACTGATTTTCTTTTTAAGAGGTTTCTCATCTTTAACCTCTACTTTTATCACTTCCTCCTTTTCCTCCTCTTTATTTTCTTCTGGGAGCTTTGTAAGAAGTTGTTTTAACCAATCAATCATTACAATAGACTTAACATTTGTAGTCCATTCTAACTCTTTGATTTTCTTTTGGATTTCTTCTCTCATTCCGTAGTTGGTAAGATATAAAAATTATGTAATTCTGTAATAACTCCACTTATCTGTATCTTTTGGATAACTGAAAATGGTTTACAGATTACTTGCAACTGTTTTTCTATTTCTTCCCATTTATCTGTTCAGAAATATTCTTTAACTAATTCTGATTTGTTTCTACGATGGTATTTTATACATCTTTTTAAATCAGATTTGAGATTTTGGTAAATCTCTTTTATTCTTGCTTGGTTTTGTATTTCCCTCTCTTTCATTGGTATCTATCATTAAATGTATCTAAAGCTTCTATTTTATCTGCAATGAATTCATGGAACTCCTGTAAATTGAAATCTTTATAACTTGGCATTTTTCATTCTTCTATATCATACTCTTGTAGAGCCATAAACTCACAGAGAACCAACTCAGCATTCTTATACTCTATCTGTTTCACTGAGATGGTACTTCTTTTCATCTCTTGACATTTTGTATGAAATAAAACCTACAACTTTTTAATCATTAACTTATACACTTTATCTCATTCGTGAGCTGAACAATGACATTTATAACATAATTTTATCAGATTTGATATATCGTTATTTTTATGATTTTTATCTTTATGATGTATTTGTAATCTATCGGAGCTTCAACACATCATACAATGGTTTATATCTCAATAATGTTTCTTAAATATTCTATGATAAATATAACTATCGTATAAATACTCTTTCTTAGTCCATCCACTTATCTTTTTAATTATTTTCTTTTTCTTCTTTTTGGGTTTCGGTGGACTATATCATGTAATAGTATTAACAGTTTCATTTCTAATAAATCAGTATTCTGTAATATCATTATGTATCTTTTGTAAGTAGATTGTCCCATAACCAGATTTCTTTGGAATTGATTTTTGATATACATTAAATCTATTTACAGTAGATTGTTTTACATAACCATATTTTTTCAAATCTTCATCGTATGCTATTTTCATTTCATCATAAGACATCTGTATAATATTATATCTAAATTTTTTCTTCATCTCATTTATTTTTCTCAATAGGATTTCCTCATAGCACTATATGAATTCACTCTATTCTATCTATATTGGTATTCTCATTCTTAGCATAAGAGTTAGGTAATCACAATTCTGTTCTTAGTATCTTTATAGCTCTTTCCATATCTGCCATATCTAAATCATTCCCCATCATCTTTTGAATAACTTTTACTACTGCATTCTTCTTAGCTATTGTTAGCTGTTCCATTGGTATCTCTAAACTATTTGCCGTTTTCTCTGCATTCTTTAATAGAGCTTTCTCTACTATTTTATTTTTATACTCCTGTTTCTCTTTTGCCCATCATTTAGTTCTTGTAGTCCATCAAGAGTTATATATCAATCATTTATCTATGATAAATCATTTAACTTCATCAAAATCTGACTGCATAAATTCCATCTTAATTTTATTGTAATCGTACTTCTGTTTAGGCATTTGAATTGGTTAATCTTAAATTACAGCAATCATCTGGGTTAAAGTTGAAATGTTCTTTCCAATATTTGTAATGACTATCAACATCTTCACATACACTTATCTCTTTCTTTTTGATTTTACTTAGTAGTTGGATTTTCTTTTCTAATGGTAAGTGCATATATCATCATTCTGAATAAGTCCAATCTGAATAGTCTATATTGAACCATTTCTTTATCCAATGATTAACTCTTAGGAATTCCACAATTATCTTATCACATTTAATATCATTGATTTTATTTATCTCTACATACTGTGGAATGTATGGAGATAATCTTATCTGAACATCATATCATAATTTCCATAACTTCTCTACTGCTTTTATTCTATCACTCATTCTTGTAGCATTTTCATATGTAGCTCATAACTCATCATTGGTACTTGTTATTGTTATTTGTATATGAGCTAAATCTTTATCTAATACTTCAATATATTCATCACTAGCTACTAAATCAGATTTCGTTACGATTAAATATCATTTCCTACATTTATTAAATGCTTTCAGTACGTTGTAAGTTATCTTATGAACTTTCTCTACTGGCTGAAAGCAATCAGTCATTCATCATAATCTTGTTATCTGACCTTTTGGGATTTCAGTAGCTATTATCTTATAAGCAGTTTTCAAATCTATGAACTTTGGATTATTCGGATGTCGTAATCATCTGAAATCTAATAAAGCTCTTGCATAACAATATTTACAGTTATGAGAACATCATTGTCAATAAGTGTCTAATCTTGTAGGATATAAACATTTACTTCATTCTCATCATCATACCGTATTCAGAAACCATCTACATAATCATCAGGATTAAATTCTGGTGCATCAAATTCTGGGAATAAATCACTTACACTTAATTGTAATTCTCACATACTTAAATCTCATAAACTATCTAATTCTAGTTTTAGATTTGCTAAGTCCCATTCACTCTCATTTAATTTATTATCAAGGATTCTGTATTTCTTTATCTGTTCATCTGTTAAGTCTTCTACTTGAATACAAGGAACTTTATCTAATCATAATTTCTTAGCTCATTCTACTCTACCGTGTCATACAATAATGATATTATTTTTATCAATAACTACTGGCTGTAAGAATCAAAATTCTTTTATAGAATTTGCTATACGGTTTATTTGTGTTTCATCGTGAATTTTATTATTAAATTCATACGGAATTAATGAATTGAGAGATTTTTCAATAATTTTCATTCAATTTGGATTAAAAAATAAAACTAAACTCGGTACTCCATTCCTTTTACTTGATGTAGATTCGTACAATATTCTTCTAACTGAAGATATGCTTTAACTGATAAATCAACTTTCTCTAAGTAATGTAGTTTGCAGAAATCAATTCCATACTGTTTCCTATAACTTTGAGCATCAATCAGCATTCGTTTTCCATTCTTAAAAAATGGTATTGAAGAGAATTTACTTGAGGCTAATCGTCCTGTACTATCTACAGAATAAAATGGATATCTCATCATTAGTTTTGGATTTGTCATTCATCGTCCGTGACATTTTACTTTCAGTTTGTTTTTTAAGATATAACTAAAACAATAATCAAGAAATCTTCTTATTTTGTCAGGTTGTCTTGCATAAGGGACCATTCATCACAATCAAATATAAGGATACTCTAATAATTTCTTGAAATCTGAAATATCTTCTCAGAGGTGAAATGTAGGAATAGGGTGTAATCATTTTGATTCCATATATTTTTGATTCTTCATTGTTCATTCTGCATCTCAAATTACATCAAGACAGGCATAATTCTGAATATTATTTTTCTTAATATAATCACAGTATTCATCAATATTCACCTCTGCTCAAATTGTGTGTGCAGAAAAGGCTCAACTATCAAGCAAAAAATCTCACTTAAAAACTTCTCATTGTCATTTTCATAACTTCCAAAAAGATTCTAAGCGTTTGTTTACATTATTTTTATCCAACACTCACAAATAACTATGATTACAACCTCCTGCAAAATAAAGTTTCATTTATTTCATAAAGAAAGATACTAAAAGAAATCAGAGATAAATTCATACAATACCTGTAATTCAAGCTAATACTCACGGAGCAGGAATAGGTAAATGTAAAAGAGTAAATAATACCCCAACTATAAGTCCTGTTAATAAAGACAATAATACTTCTGACATTTTTAATCCTCGCTATAATCTAAAACATCTTCCATTCAGTTATCTCTGAATGCTTGTAATCTTTCAGTACAAGTTCAGCATTTACCACAAGGTTTTTCTCCTCATTTATAACAGCTCCAAGTAAGAGAGAAATCTACATCTAAATCCTTTCAGATTTTTACTATATCTGATTTTGATATATCTGTGAATGGACAATATAATTCTATGTAATGCCAATCACTTATCTTTGCTACCTCATTTAATTTATTGATAAATTCTTCTCTACAATCTGGATATATTGTATGGTCGCCTCAATGAACTCATAATGCTACTACTTTAGCTCATATACTTTGACCATATCCAATAGCTATTGAACTGAATATCAAATTCCTACTTGGGACTACTGTTGATTTCATATTTTCTTCCTTGTAATCTCATTCTGGGATTTCCTCATTATCATTTAGTAATGAACTATCTAATAAATCTTTTAAGAATGATACATCTACTATCTTATGATTTACTCATAGCTTCTCACAAGTTTTCTTAGCACATTCCAACTCCTTAGAATGTTTCTGTCAATAGTTAAATGAAATAGCATAAGGCTCATATCATTCATCAATAATCTTATAAAGTAATACAGTGCTGTCTAATCAACCACTTATTACTACTACAGCTTTTTCTTTTAGCATCCTTTTTTATTTCAAAATAAAATAATATGCATTCTCTGACAATAACGATATTCGTTATCTATACAGAATTGTAATACTGATTTATTTATCTGACTTTCATTTGTTGTTCATTCTGGCATTATATATACAAAACTTTCCGGAATGGTGTTCTCAGTTATGAACTGTTTTATCTCATCAAAATCTCTACTATCTTTAGCTACAAATTTGAAACATACTCCACTTCATTCAGTTCTCCAAAATGCTATATTCTCTAATGCTCTGAATGGATACCATTTATTTCAACTGTTAGATAGTTTAGGAGAAATATTGATATTCTGATATGTATTCTTAATTGGATTACTTCAATTAGTTTCTATCTCATAAGTATATCCATCTCATAACATAAATTGGATTTCTGCTATTGTATCCTCAAATAATGTTGGCTCTCATCAAGTAAATACTACGTGCTTACATTTTAATTTTCTAATCTGCTCAACTACTTCCTTTACACTTATATCTACTATACTCTCTGGATTATTTACTGCATATAAACTATCACACCATTTACAGCATAAATTACATCAGAAAAATCTAACAAATATACTTGGCTTTCAAGTAGTTGGTCATTCTCATTGTAATGATAGAAATATATCTTCAGCTAATTTCATTTACTTGTTGATAAGATTAAATAACTCTTGTCTAGCTTTTCAGTCCTCTCTAAAAGCTCATCTTAAATCAGAAGTTTTCATTATAGAATTTTGTTTCTCTACTCATCTTGCTATCATACAGAAATGTTTACCCTCTAAGATAACTGCAATAGCTTTTGGGTGTAAATGTTCCTCAATAGCATCAGCTATCTGTTTTGTTAATCTTTCCTGATTTTGTAATCTTCTAGCAAATATATTTACTATCCTTGCTAATTTTGATATTCAACATATCTTATCACTTGGAATATAATATACAGTAGCTTTTCAGAAGAATGGCAACATATGGTGTTCACAGAATGAGTAGAACTCTATATCATTTAATCCTACAATCTGATCTATTCACTCACTCTCATTTTCAAATACTGTCATTACATCTTCAACCTTTTGATTATATCCCTCAAATAATTTTCCATAAGCTTTTTCTACTCTCTTTGGAGTATCTAATAATCCCTCCCTTGTTATATCTTCTCATAGATATTGGAGAATTTTTCTTACTTCTTCCTGCATTGGTATTTTAATAAACTAAAAAGGCAGTTCGTTTGTGGTTGTATATTCTGCAAATGAAGTTGGAGTTTCATATACTACCACTTTATCCAACCATACATTTGGGATAAATTCTGAGCATTTTTCATACAATAACTTACTCATATTTTCTGCTGTTGGATTATCTTCCATTGTAAATGTTCTATATCATTTCTCTTGCAAAAATTCTAACACTTCATCTCATTTCTTTCCTACATAAGAATGGTCCCAATTTTCATCTATCCACTCTTTAACTTGTTTTAGATTTCAGAAATCTCTTACCATTCATTCCTCTGCTCATTCTTTCTGAACTTCCTCTCACATAAATGTAATCAAACATCTGTAAGTGTGTCAATGAACATTGAAGCACTTTCATTTATGGGATGGTAATCTATGTGCCATATCCCATTTGAACTCTTTTGTAATTTTGTACATAATATTTAGTTATAAAGATAAATGCTTTTGGTTAGCTAATTGCCTACTCTTAATTACATATTCCTCTATCATTTCTTCTACCTCTGGGGTTCTTATTTTGAAAATCTGTTTATCATTTATCATCTTATCTACTTCCTCTACTCAAAATTTATTCTGCATCCATCTAGTATATTTGATATAGTTTCAATTTAGTATCACATTACATCTATAACAACCTGCATGGCAATTATTCTCATCATATCTATATTTTAAAACTCATCTTGATATGAAGTGCATATTCTGAGATTTTTTCCACGGTATCCTTGCTCAACATAATGGACAAACTACTACTCATTTTTTATCACAATCTCTTAACCTTATATATATTGAAAATATCGTATCTAATTTTTTAATGAGCTTACTTCTGGAGAGTTTTTTCATTAAAAAATAAAGTCTTAGATAAATAGGAGTATCTAAGGCTCTACAAATTCAATATTGCTTATGTCAATTACACTATATTATAAAATTGGTCAAACTCAAATGTAAATAAAATAAATCTGATTACTCTCAATGTAATAATTCCTCAAACTCTATAATTCTATGTTCTAATTTCTCCTCATATAATTGGTGGTCTTTTATTGTTTCTTTCAGCTTTTTATTTTCTTCTTCTAATCTTGTAATCTCTCTCATATCTTGCATAGCATTATCCTTAAATCTCTGTATCTCCTCATTCTGACTTTCATTGATTTCTTTCAGCTTTTTATTTTCTTCTTCTAACTCTGCTTTTGTAATAGGCTTATTCTTTGGCTTATATATTGTGTTATTTTCCTCTCTGACACATTCCCTACATTTAGAGGTATAACCTGTTAGCAATGCACTATTCCTATAAAAATATAATGGAGTTAATGGTTTTACTTCTCAGCATTTTTTACATTTGAAATATTTAAACCCTCACTCCTCAATAACCTTGTTTACCATTTCTCTGTGGTAAATAATATAAAAGTCTGATTAGTCTATATATCAACTAATAACTGAGACGATGTAGCATGAATCTGTAACGTTGGTTATAAATTCATAGTATGCATCATCTAAATTATTTTTCTTTATTAGGATTGAGTTATATCACTCATCTGTTTTATATGTGAATAGTCGCATTTGTAAAATAATAAAATATAAAAGTCTGATTAGTCTGTGATAGCATAGACAATTCATCTCATTAGATAAAATGCTTCATCTATGGTATCTAAATAAAATTTATCTGCACATTTTCTTTTCTCCCTTTTAATAGTTACAGTAACATAGGCACTATTTCTTATTTCAACAGTTAATCAATTACTAAACTTTCAAACATATTTCCCATTCGGTCGGTCTTGTTGTAACTCCCATTTCCCAAATTCAATATGAGATATAACATCAACTCAATGGTCGTATGATATTGTCTTTTCAAATCTTTTCATTCATTCCTCACTACATCCTATCCCTTTAGCAGAATTACTATCAGATTTTTTTACATCTTTTACATTAAATAATTTCTTTAATCGTTTCATTCTACATTGATATTACTAAGTAAAGCTGTTCATTTTTTTCTTCTATTTTGTCATTGCTCTTTCATTGTTACTCGCCTACAATTCTCCTTACAATAATCCCCATTATTGTCTATCCTATCTATTGTTAGATTCTCTTTATATGTTGGCATCATATCATTATAGAACTCATCAAAACTATTCCATAAACATTTTACTCATCTTCATCAATAATATTTATAATCCGTATCTTTTTCATTATTACACCTTTCTATAATGCCATAATATATCCTATATATACGACTTCTTGATAGCTTATGCTTTCAATAATTATCATACTTTCTGCATTTAATACAGGTAGGATATAGACATTTTACTAAGTCATATTGTTTTACATATTTTATAGTTCAACATTCACATTTACATAATATATGCCAAGTATTTTTTATCTTTTTCCTATCTCAAATAATTTCTCGCTTTCAATATTTAGCTCATATAGAAAGGTCGGAATTACTATAATCTATTGCTTTAGTCATTGTTTATAACAATTGATTGAAGTAAAAAGTTTTCAAGCTCACTCTCATCTTTCAAGGCTGATTGTATTAGCCGATATTCATAATCACTTCACCGATATTCTATATCACCACGAATCAATCAATAACAGTCTTCTGCATTCTTTGTTCGTCTTCTTGGAGAAAATCATATCAACATTTTATTTTCTTCACAGAATTGCCATAATCAGCTTTCTTTACTGGCTATCTGTCTAAGTGATTTATAATATCAATGTTCTCCATAACTTATTTCTACCCTCCATCATTGATTTACATCATCAAAAGCGTGTATGTATTCTATTTCATTTAATAATCATCGAGGCTTCCATCAAGCATCCACTAAGCTATTCAATAGCTGTTCTAATTTGTTTTCCATAACTTGTAAATAATAAATATAAATCTGATTATTCCCCATTTCACATTTTTCAGTACTTTTGGGGAATGATTTTACACATTTTTCAGAAGACTTATAAGGAACTCAATAGGCTCATCTTTGATTGCAAAAGCCATAAGTATTTCCTTTTCAAACGAATACCTTATGAATGTTCATAAATAATACCTCACAGGAATGTCAACACTACTTACTCTATAATCTAATTTTCTAATATTTAATTTCTCATTATCTACTAACCACTTAATAAACAACCTCATATAATTCAAGCTGTCTAAAGTCTGACTTACTTCAAATTCATTCAGATTTCTTTCTCCTTTTTCTGTTCTATACTCATTCAATAATTCTACCAATTTCTCTATTCAGATTTTTTCTTTCATCTTTTTTAATAAATTAAGTTATAAAAGTCTGATTACTTCTTATGCTTCTCAATATATTCTTCTGCTTCTCATCTATGAGAAGCTATATATACTAACTCATCATTTAGATATACCTCCCAATAATATCTATCTCAATCATCTGTCTGTATGATATAATATTTTTCTTCTTCCATCTTTCAAATGTTATCAAAGTAAAATAATATCATCTAACTTATGGTATCTTTGCATATCTTCTAATCTCCATTTATCTATACAATCCATCATCTCTCTCTTATCACTTGTAAATCAATAAAATAATTCATGCCAATCATTTCATTCATCATCTGAAGATATAAACACCACTTTATCTCCATTTCATCTTGCCAGCTCTTTTAGACAAAAATCTAATAGTTTACTAACTGTTATTTTATCATTTGCCATCTTTATTTTTCATAAGTGTTAAAAAGTCTTTTGAATATTCTAAAGTTAATTGGTTCTACCCACTCCCAATAACTTCTCTTTAGCATCTCTTTCTCAAACATTCTTCCTCATCAAGTGCAATCTGAATAATCTGGTTCATATTCAGTTCATTCTCTCTTATTGATAATCTCTAATCATTCCTCTATCCATCGTTTCCATCTATAACTATCATCGTATGGACTATATCATTCATCTATTACATCTTGGCTCCATTCTTCTAATCAAAGTTCTGTTCTATCAGCTTTAACTGCTTCAACCCATAACTCTTTCAACCATCAATCATCTATCATTCTTTGTTTATCTCTCTCTCTCGTTCATCTTCTGTATGGAATTGCATTCTTGTTCAACATAATCATTTGAAGTTATCTGAATGTTTAAATGCTTCATCTAAGAATATATAATCTCCATACTTATCTTTTCAAATAAGGATATTATAATCCCTCCTGTTTTCTTCATTTGGTTTCATTCTGAATTGGTTAAAATATAAACTAATCAACTTTTCTAAGATAGTATTTTAATTCTTCTCATTTAAGATTATTACAACACCAATCATGAGCCTCTTCCCATAAATCAATATACAATCTTGAGTAATCATCTCTTCAATGGTCAACCCAATACCAACCTTTCCAATTTAACACAATAACTAACTCTGTTAGATATTGTAAATCATCTTTCCAATGTTTAAATGCTCTCTTATAGGTATCTTTGATACCATCCATTCCAAATCTATCAGCTATTGTAAAATCATCTCGGAATGTACTTTCCAATTGTTCTATCATTTGAATATTAAGTAAGAAATTAAATACCAAATCGTTCTCTCATATAGTTGAAATTTTCCATGTAATAATCCTTTGCCTCAGGACTAAGTTTTTCATACAACTTTTTTTGATTGTTAATGTCAAACATTTGTATCAAGATATAGTAGTCCTTAGGGTTGGTTATGCGATTCACATAATCTACTTTTTCTTGATAGTAATCTCATGGTCTATCTTTATAGTTCTTCCAAACAGATAGACTTGCTTTTTAAGCTCATTGAACATTTCTTTTTCCATTTGTCTAAATTGGGTAAGATATAAAATTGTCTATTTTATAAGGTTATTAACTCTGTTTTCAAGCCGTAAATTCTCTAAATAGCAGTTCTTAAGCTAACTTTACGTTATACGTAATAAATTATATAGCTTAGTAATTGATTAAACAGAATGTTTTATACTCATTTTTTAACTTCTCTATCTTATCATTGATTTCTTTTGCTTCTACTGGGTCATCTGATATTCTATATTGATATTCCATATCCTCTATCATTCTCTCATACTCCCTTTTTATTATATCTGCCTCTGATTTTTGATATTTGATTTTAATATCTTCCTCAACTACTACTTTCTTTTTTTGAGTAGGATATACATGGATAGATTTTACTACTCTTGGTGGTTTCTTTTTCCTCGGAGTAAAATCTATTTTGATAGCCTCCTCTTTTGGGTATCATCTATACATTCTCTGATAAAATCTTTGTTTGCTAACTTTCTTTCATTCATATTCGTTATATCGTTTCATCTCCTCATCATATTTCTTACTTACTACTCTTGCTACCGGATGTCGTTCCTCTTTTATAACAGGTTTGATAGCCTCCAATATTCATAGTCATTTCTTAATCCTATTATAGAAAGTCATCTTGCTACATTTCTCTCAGAGATATTTGTTATATGCCTCCCAGATTTGTTTACTGTCCATTTTTGTCTAATTTATAAATCTGAACTTCTGCAACTCATCTACTTAATGGAATTCATAACTCTTTGAATGCATGGCTACTTAAATCTATAACCTTATTTGTATATTCTGCAGGTCAATAATCATTATGATAACATTCAACACATTTACCTGTATCTTTTGAACATACTTTATAATAACTATACCTCTCTTTTATCCTCAATGCACAAGTGTTATGATTTTTACTCCATCGTATATCTCATAACTGATAGTCATACCGTGTAGCTTTTCATTCTAACATTGGTTGCTCTGTTTGAATGGATAAATTACTAACTCTATCATAATCAAGTGGCTGTTTTCAATATTCTATCACGGTACTACCTGAGATTACTGCTCATAAAATCAATGCTAATAAACTCATCAGAATGATTAAATGCTAAAATCTTTCCTAAGTGCTAATTTTACTACATTGATATACTCTACAATCTTCTTAGCTTTATTTTGTAAATTCTCATAACTTGCTTTTTCTACTATCATTTTTAATTCCCTATCATAGAATTCTTTATCACATATTCATTTAGCCTCATCTACTGTAAATACTTTTTTACCATCAGCTCATTTCATCTGCTTAATCTCAACCAATCTAATTCAATAATCTCTATCGTAAGTTAATTCATCTTCTGCATAAGCACTTTTTAACTCAATTACTTTATACTCCATTTCATCTTGTAGAGCTAGCCAATCAAACATATCTTGTTCTGTAAGTTTAAGTCATTTTAGTTTAAATGCCTCATACTTATCTAATAGTTCTTGGATACTCATTTTTATAATCATAAACTATCTAAAAATTTTTCTAATCTACTTCTCAAATCTGGTTCTTTATTTTCTTCTTTCTCCTCAATTAATGGATTTGCTTTTACTGTTTCCTTAGATACCTCTTTCATCATCTCCATCTCCTCCTTATGTTTCCTATCTTTTAGATATTCTCTCAATTGTTCATTAGCACATTTTTTACATAATGGTCTAAAATCTCTATCCCTATCTGGACTAGCTTCTTTTCTAAAATATTCTGTTGTAGCAGGTTTAAATTCCCCACAACAATAACATCTTGTAAATACTTGATCTGTTTCATTACAGATTTTTACCATACTGTAGGTATATTTTCTACATCTTTTAAATTTTCTTTGTGTCATCTGAATTGTAGATAAATAATAAAACTATAAACTTGCCCGAAAGTCTGCTATCTTTTGTTTCATAGCTTTTGAAATCCTATATTTTGTACTGATAGCTGATAATAAACTATCACTTGTTTCATAGCTTTTTACTCGTTCATCATTCCCTTTTAATTGCTCTAATTCATCTTCATTAAACCAAGGTAAATCTGATGGAGTAAATGGTCATTCTTTTGTAATATCTTTTCAATCTGATTTCTTTTCCTCTTTCTTTTCAGCTACTTTCTTTGTATTCTCTGTTGTATCAAAATCTAATTCGTTGCTACAAATTCAGAATGCTGTCATCTTCAAATACCTTTCAAGATAAGTCATTAATCAACCATACCTTTGAGAACTTACTGTTGCTTTAATATCAGGAAGTTCTGAAGCTCATTCAAAAATTATTGATTCTCAGCTTTCCAAATCATAGATTGTCAAAGTTCCGAATAATCAGAACTCATTTCTTTTCAAATCAAACTTTGTAAATAACTTAAATTCTTCACATACTTTCTGAACTAAGAGATTCACTTGTTCAGGAGTAAAATAATCATAATGTGAGTAATCATTGTTTCATTCTTTACTCATTCTCATTGTTGAGAGTTTATTTTTAGCATTTGCTAAGTTAGTTATAATATTCTTCATTTGTAAATGTTTTTAATAAGATAAATTAGGATAAGTTTCTAAACACCAATCACACGCAACCTTTCTTTTGAAGATATTATCTCCAAATAATTTTTTGTACTCTTCAAAGTTTTTAAATCAGATTCTTATCAGAAATACTTTAAACGTTGCTGTATTTTCAATTGCTTCTATTTGCTCAAGCATTTTATTGATACTTAGAAAGTAAATTTTGTACAATCTCTACATTTACTCTGAGTCAATCTTTTAACCTTTTTTCAATATCAGCTTTTACTTGGTCTCTTATGAATTTGTCTTCTATTGAATAGATAACTTGTTCAACAGGACTTAATTCTTTTGACTTAACATTTTTGATATTTCCAACGGCTACTAATTCATTTCATAAGCGAATAAATTTATCAGAAGTTCTTCGTAAATGTTCAACTTTTTCTAAATCGGTAGGAGTTACGATTACATTTCAATCATAACATTCAACATAAGTTAATTTTTGGTAGACCTTAATTTGATTCATAATCACTTATAATGTTTCTAAAATTACATTGTCAGTATTCTGTTTCGCAACGTCGTTCTTACATTGTTGCATTAGAACTGCTAAATTGCGATAGATTGCTTCGGGTGAAGTTATCTTGGAAGAATAGTATTTGTTTTGTGATATTATCTTTAAGATTATCTCTAATGTATCCTGCCAAGTATATTTTCAATCTTTAATACTGTCTAATTTTTTCAGCTTGTTTATTAAATGTTTCGCAAAGTTTCTTTGGTTCTGCTGTGTTCAATCAATAATTCATCAATTGTAGTTTTTGATAAGCTCCAAACATTTGTTTATCTCCGCATTTCCAAAAGAAGATTTTTCTTCTTCATTATCTTTAGATAATGTTAATATATTTTCTTTTTTATCTTTTATCTTTTCTTTTTTATCTTTTGGGACGGTTTGTTCATCGTTTGTTAAATTTTGTTCCTGTTTTGTTAAATTTTGTTCAATGTTTGTTCTTTGTTGATTAGCTTTTCTTCTTTTATCTGATATATCTTGTCATTTATCTATTGCTAATTTCATTTGTAAAAATATAGCATTTACTACTGAATTCTC